CGGACCACATAAAGCGCGTTCTCTCGGCTGTGCCCAAGGCCGCTAAAGCAGCAATCCAGCCCGCCATTGACCAGGGCGCCAACGAAATGGCAGCCCGCATGCGCTACCTGGCTCCGAAAGATGACGGAGACCTACAGCGCTCAATCCGTGTGGAACCCGGCCCGCGTGAGCTTTCGGCGACGGTAACGGCAGGCGGCCCTTTGACCACCAAGCCGGTGCGCAATTCCGAAAAGGGAAACGCACCAGAGTATGATTATGCGCTCGGCCAAGAGTACGGGACCGAAGACATGCCTGCGCAGCCCTTCTTCTGGCCTTCCGTCAACACCACGAAGAAGCGCGTGAAACGCCGCATAGATCGGGCCATTTCGAAGGCCATCAAGGAGGCTTGGAGCAAGTGATGCAGATCGAATTTGAGATCAAATACATGCGCCCAACAACCGGACTGATGGGTTCCGGCAATGAACGGTTGGCGTCATTTCAGGTCGATATGTTCCCCTTCTATCTTCGTGGTGCAGCCATCGCCCGCCGAAAAGACGGGACCATCTATGCGGCGCTCCCAGGTAAGAGAAAGTGCGGATGGTCAATCGTTGCGCCAGAGTTGCGTCAAGCCATTATAGATACTGCCGTTGAGCACTGGAGGCTCCGAAATGAGTGAAGCCAGCCTTGCCGCACAACGGCTAGCCGTGACAGCCATGCGTGCGCGACCGGCGCTGACTGCCCTTGTCCCGGCTGCCAATATCATCGACCGCAACGGCCGACCTGAGGTCAAGCCCTGCATCATTGTGGGTGAAGCCCAGACAGTTGGCGCGGACATTGATTGCGTCGACGCAAGCGACGTCTACCTGACCTTCCATGTCTGGACCGAAGAGAACACTTTCACACAATGCAAATCCATCGCCGGTGAAATGCGCCGCGCGCTGAAGCACCTCGGCGGCACGCAGGACGGCTTCCGCCTCGATTTCAGCTACGAGGATTCGCGTTTTCTGCGCGATCCCGGCGGGCTGCTTTCGCATGGCGTCGTGACCTTCAACGTCACCGCGGAGGATACAGAATGAGAGCTGGAAAACTCGATACCACTATCGTCATTCGCGGCGTGACCTATGTCGACGACGGCTACGGTGGCCAGATTGAAGTTGTGGCAGATATCGCCACGGCTCGCGCTCAGATCATCGAGGAATCGACAGACGAATTCATCCGAAACTACGGCACCACCACGGAGCGCCTGCGGATCTTTCGCACGCGCTGGATTGATGGCGTCGACCTTGAAATGAAAATCAAACACGCTGGCCTCGACTACGACCTCAAGCAGATAAAGCCTATCGGTCGCCGACGCGGCTTGGAGCTGCGTTGTGTGAGGGTTGGGCAATGAAGGGGCGCAAGGCCGAAGTGAAGGCTGTAGACGGCGCGCTGCGTGCCGTTCCTGCCGCTCCAAAGGACATGCCGAAACGTGCCGCTGCCGAATGGCGCAAGGTTCTCGGCGTGCTGGTGGCAGAGTCAAAGATCGCCGAGCATGAGCTTCCAATTGTTGAAGCCTACTGTCGCGTCGTCGCTCACATTGAGGAGTGCGAAAAGGCCATTGCCACTCATGGCATGACCTTCGAATCCGACAGCGGCCCGAAGCGCCGGCCTGAAACCATGCTGTTGAAGGAATATCACGCGACCCTGCGCCAGCTTGCCAATGAACTGGGGCTGACGCCGGCATCGCGCGCCAAGAATAAAGGAGGCGCCATTGGTAACGACGACGACGCCGACCTCGGCGATATCTAAACACCTCGAATGGATATTCGACGACAGCCCGATTCCCGATCCGCACGGCAAAGGTGAGCGGGCCGTCAAATTCCTCAAGGCACTGAAGCATCCGAAGAGCGTCCTGCCGGGGCGCTCTTTTCAATTGGACCGGTGGCAAGATCGGATAATTCGGCGAATCTACGGCGACACCAAGCCAGACGGCACGCGCAAGATTAAGACCGTCTTCGCGCTCATTCCCCGCGGCAACCGCAAGACCACCCTTGGCGCGGCCATGTGCATGCTGCATCTTGGCGTAGAGCGTTTGCCCGGCTCTCAGGTGGCATCCGCTGCCGTTGACCGTGATCAGGCGCGCATTGCATTCGAGGAGATGACCGGCGTCATTGAGGCGCACCCACGTCTCGCCGAGGCGTTTCAGATCCAGACCGCGAACGACAAAAGCCGCATCACGCACAAGAAGAGCAATGCTTTTTACCGCGCTATGTCGGCAGATGGCGGCACGGCGCACGGTCGCACGCCTGTCTTTCTTCTGGTGGACGAACTCCATGCATGGAAGAAGCGCGATCTATGGGAAGCGCTGCGCACCAGCCTTGTGAAGTCCACCGGCTCGCTGATGGCAATCATCACGACGGCTGGCATCGGCCAGGAAAACATAGCCTGGGACCGCTATCGTTATGCGAAGTCGATCGCGCTTGGCGAAATCGAGGATGAGAGCTTTCTGCCGATTCTGTTCGAGGCAGACAAAGAGGCAGACTGGCGCGATGAGGCAGTATGGCACCAGGTCAATCCCGGGCTGTCCTGCAATCCGCCATATCCCGACATCGACGGCATGCGGCAGCTTGTCAAGGAGGCCGAACACAGCCCTGCCGAACGCGCCATGTTCGAGCAACTGCACCTTAACCGCTGGCAGGACGGCGCGGCTAATCCGGAGTGGTCGCTCGATATCTGGGACGAGAACACCGGAGAGTTGGACTTAGCGGCGCTGGAAGGGCGGCCCGCTTGGATCGGCGTCGATCTCAGCACCCGCATCGACCTAACAGCCGTGGCAACAGCCATCCAGTTGGATGACGACCGCATTGCCCTACACGTTCAGAGCTTTGCCCCTGAGGCTGGCATACGCAAGCGCGCAGATGCCGACAGTGCTCCATATGCCCTATGGCGTGATCAAGGTTTCCTGACCGCTTGCCCAGGCGATACCGTCGATTTCGGCATGGTCGAGGCACATATCCGCAAGATGGCCGGCATGTTCCGCGTCGAAGAAATCGCATTCGACAGGTGGCGCGCGCAGGACATGATGGCCAGCCTTGAAAAAGAAGGCCTGCCCGTCGTCGAGTTTCCCCAGACAGTCGCCACGTTCGCGCGGCCGGTGGTCGACTTCGAAACGGCCATGTTCGAGCGCAAGCTGGTCCATGGCGGCAATCCCTTGCTGCGGTGGGCCGTGTCCAACGTGGTCATGTATCGCGATAGTTCCGACAATCGAAAGCCCGTCAAGAAGCAATCCGCAGACCGCATTGACCCCGCCGTGGCGAGTATCATCGCCGTCGGCCGAGCCATGCAGGGCGTCACGGGCCGCTCGTCCTATGAGGATGCGCCCGAAGACTATGAGTTTTTCGCCGTTTAAGGAGGCCATATGGCTAACAACGAATCCCAAAAGCTGGCGGTTGACGTCATCGCCAGAATTAACCAGCTCGAAAAATCAATGGCCAAGGCTGGCCAGGTGGTCGATCGATCTACCGGCAACATGGAGCGCCGCCTGAAGACGTTTGAAAGCTCGGCCGGTGCTTCATTCGCCAAGGTCGGCAATCTCGCTAAGGCCAGCCTTGCAGGTCTGTTTGCTGGGGTTGCGGCCGGTGGTGTCGGCGGTCTGGTCGCGGGGTTCGCGGCAGCTACGAAAGCCGTTGCTGAGCTGGGCGACGCCGCAAAGATGGCCGGTGTGTCGTCGAAGGCATTTCAAGAGTGGCGCTACGTGGCCGAACAGGCCCGCATTCCTATTGATGCCATGACTGACGGCCTGAAAGAGCTCAACCTTCGGGCAGATGAGTTCGCTGTTACTGGAAAAGGCAGTGCGGCAGAAGCTTTCCAGCGTCTCGGCCTGACCCCGCAGGAAGTCAAGGAACGGCTCAAAGACCCTTCCGAATTTCTCTTGCTGCTCATCGATCGCACAAAGCAGTTGAATGACACAGCGGCCGGTGTGCGCATCTTCGACGAACTGTTCGGGGGCACTGGTGGCGAGCGAATGGTATCGCTCCTGTCTCAGGGCGAGAAAGGGATTCGCGCTCAGATCAAAGCGGCGAATGACCTGGGGATTGTCATCAATGATGATCTCATCAATCGCGCCGCGGAACTGGACGCGAAGTTCAACACCATCGTGCATACGGTGGGCCAGAACCTGAAGGCAGCCATTGTTTCGGCTTCGGATTCGCTGGTCGACTTCATTGACCGTTGGCGGGCAACCGAAAATCAGATGGCTGGTACGCTGACTTCGCGGCAGGCAGAGGTAGACAGCAAGCGGCTGGATCTCGAGAACAAGATCCTTGAAACCACCAACAACCAGTTGCTAACGCAGCAGCAGCGCAACAAGGCGGTCGGCCAGTACCGCATTGAGCTTCAAAAGCTGAATGAGGAGAGCGGCGCAATTGCCGGCGCACTGGGCACAAAACTGCCTGAGGTCTCCAAGACGACGGATCGCACATTCACGCCTATCACGCCTCCAGCATCAGGGAGTGGCGGTAGCTCAAGCCGGGATAAAGCGATTCGTGAAGCCGAGCGCGAGCGGCAGGCCGTGACTGACCTGATTGCCGAATTGGACTATGAATATTCCTTGATTGGCAAGTCGGCAGCGCAGCAAGACAAAATGAATGCACTGCGCCAGGCCGGTGCCGCGGCGACCGCTGAGGAACAGTTGGCAATCGCCAACAAGATTGACGCCATCAATCGCGAATCTGAGGCTTATGAAAAGACCAAGGCAGCGGCCGAAGAGGCTCGAGACGCGGCGCGTGATTTCGCTGGCACGTTGGTTGATGGCTTCATTGAGGGCGCCAGCGCGGCCGAGGTGCTCGGAAACGCCTTGAAGAACCTCGCCAGCCGGTTGCTGAATTCTGGCCTTGATAGCCTTTTCGGCGGGGGCGGTATTCTCGGCGGACTGTTTGGTGGTGGCGCATCGTCCTACGCTGGCCTGTCGGGCGGCCTTTTCTCCGAAGGCGGCTACACCGGCGACGGTGGCAAGTACCAGCCCGCAGGCGTTGTGCATAAAGGCGAGTACGTCTTCGACAAGGCTGCCGTTAAGGCTGCTGGCGGTCCTGCCGCACTGGAAGCCATGCGCCGCAATCTCAAGGGCTACGCCAACGGCGGCGCTGTGGGTGTCTCGGTGCCTAGCGTACCGAGTTTGAAGTCGCTGGGCGGTAACGGTCAAGCGCCGGTATCGGTCAGCTACGCGCCAGTCATTGACGCTCGTGGCGCTGATGCTGAAGCCGTGGCTCGCCTTGAGAAGGTGGTCGCCAAGCAGGCCGCCGAACTGCAAGGCCGAATTGAGGCTGGCGTTCGGTCGGCTCAGAAACGAAACGTGAAGTTGGGGTGATTAGCCCTTCTTCCAGTCGTAGGTGCTATTGATCCATTCAACTGCTTCCTCAAGCGTCTTAAAAGTAGCATGTCTGCCGCTAAAGCCTTGAGGACTGTGGGCGACATCGAGCTTCCAGCCGTTCTCCTCGAGCTTCAGGCGCACAGTTGATCCGACCTCGATAGTTCCTTTTTCACTCATGATATCCCCCAACAATGAATGGTTGCGCTAGAAAAAAGCACATCCATGGATAGGAGTCTACATGACCAAAGTCGTAAACAGCAGTGAGTACAGCGAAAACCTTATTTCAGTTGGCGTTGCCCTCAACGAAGACGGCGAGCCGCTGCTGGAGAGCAACGGCGTTGCTGTTGGTACAGTCAAATATCTGCTTGAGCGCATTGTCGAGTACCTGCCGCCGAACAATTCCTCAAAGGGTTCAAGTCATTGATTTTAAACGATACAAAACTGTATGGGGTGTGCCCAAGATCGGGCATACCCACTGAACGCAATTTTGCACCGAGTGAAATCAATGGGTTGCTGCACCGAAGTGCTTGAGCGTGCCGCTAACGGCGTCTGCGCGGGCCGCTGCTTACGCCTTCTTCCTGCCCGCCATTATCTCGGCGAACATTTCAGCCTGCCTTTCGGACGCAGCGCGGATGGCCTTCAACTGGCCAAGCATGTTTCCGAAGGCGGCTATGATGACGCAGCCGATTATAGCGGGGAGTGCCCAGGGGAGTAGCCCCAGGATCATTAGGAGTGTTGCGTCTCCGCCGCCGCTATTGCCCACCAGCATCATCATGATGATGAGCACGATACAGACGCCAAGCGATCCTATTACCTCAAGAAATTTGTCCATCTTTATCCCCCAATTCAACCAGCGCGATTCTGCGTTGGTTGATGGTGGCTGGTCAAGTGCGATCGCGCAACCGGACGCCTGGACCGTTGCCGTTTGATGGTATGAAGATGATGCCGAAGTCGAGTAACGCCTGCACGACAGCCGCTACGTTGTTGGGCATGCCTGACATCGGGCCGGTGGACGCCTCCATGCGTCTAAGTGTTGGGAGCGATATGTTTGCCGCCCTCGCAAGGTCTGCCTGAGAAATACCAGCCAAAGCCCTCGCCGCCGACACTTGCCGACCGCTGATGTGATATTTTTCTATCATAGTGATATTAACCTATTGACATGCGTCCAATTTGATATATTCCTATCACCACGATAGATAAATCGCAACACGGAACCGAAACAATGGCTAACGTAACGTTAATGCCTGCCGCCGAAGGCAGCTTCATCACCCGCATGTCCGCCCTTTTCGAGGAACTGCACACTGCTGGCGAGCGCCATGGCGAAATGCCTGATGAAGCCTGCGACCTGATCTGCCAGGCGGCATGGCTTATCTCGGACGCGATCATCAGCGCCCCTGTCACATGCGAGGCTGACGTGGCCCGCAAGCTGCGTCATGCTGCTTTGCTGGTCGAATGCCCGCATGGTGAGTACCAAGATGAACAACCTGCCATTGCGGCCGCTCTGAACGATCTGCAGCGTCTTCGCAAGGACGAGTGGGCGCAGGCCGTGAAGGCGGCAAGGTCATGAACACACCAATCATGAGCCGTGCGCAGGCGAATGAGGTTGTCCGGCTTATGACAGGCTTCACAGATGGCCTGCCTTCAAGGATCGTCCTCAAAGCTGCGCCCGGCTACATCTATACAATCGGCGCGTTTGAACCCGAGAACAGGATTTTCCCGCTGTCACGCAACGGCGAGATCAAAGCCGTTGTGACGGAATGGAATTTGGCCCTGTTCATCATGCATGGTGAGGTTAGCGAGGTCTGACCACCCCCATGGCCCTGTAATTCAACGGGACAGATCGCGATCTTCTAAATCGCGGGTGGATGTTCGAGTCATCCCAGGGCCGCCAACTTCAGCGTCGGTCTCCGCAGATTGCCCGACGCGGGCCGCGCTCCGCTCACGTGTAGAGCGCGGCTCCAGTTTCCTAGCTGGCCTTATGACATGCGAGGCCAGCCACCTTGCCGGTGGCGCTCTGTAGCTGCCCCGGCCTTTTATCCCCGGCCCGCACCAGCCGGTTAGCAAGCCACCTGCGGAGAATTCACCAACCTTCGCAGGTGGCGCCAATAAAGTTCACCACTGGCCAGTCGGGATTTTCCGACACCAAAGGTACCGAGCACCTAGATATGCGCTCGCCCGCTGGCCGTTAATTGACTCTCGTTATGGGAAATGAAAACGTAACGAGAACAACGGCGCATAAGCGCACAACACGAGGAGAATGAAGAATGACGAAGAATGAAATCCTTTTGGCCGAAGTACAGCATGTAAGGTCTTTTCTGCAGAACGCCGAGGCGGCTCTGACCGCCGAAGGATCAAGCGATGAAGCCAAGGCGCGCGCCGCTTCGGTCGGTGTTGAGGCCGCGCACGAGGGTTTCGGTCAGTTGCTGAAAATACTCGCCGAAGCAAAGGGAAGTTCGATGCGCCCTTGGCTGGATGGCGTAGATCGTATTGAGGAAGTGAACCGTGAGCGTTCGGTCCGCGAGGCTGAAGCTACGGCGGCAGGCAAGACGGTCAACTGATTTCCACCCGACACCACCTCGACATCAAGGCCCGCCAGAATCACCAACTGGCGGGTTTTCGCTTTTTACCGCCCAAATATCACCCACAGGCGAAACAAAGCCCCTACACCAAGTTATGGCAAGCGGCAAAAAAAGACGAATTATTGAATGAAATCAAGGGTAATGGCGGAGAGGATGGGATTCGAACCCACGATACGCTTTTGACGTATACTCCCTTAGCAGGGGAGCGCCTTCGACCACTCGGCCACCTCTCCGGTGCGGCCTGATTATTGCGTAAAAAAAATGATT